TCATATCACCAGACATACGTGTCCCAACAGTGGTATATTTTAACTTACCATCAGGGGCATATCCAGTACAATGATTCACTAACTGCCAAGAAAGAAGTCGCTGTAATTTCTTCTTGTGTTTTAACTGGGGGAAACAACGTTCATAAATAGAATGCTCATACTTTAAAGCATCAGTTGAAACATGTTGATCAAACCTAGAAGCGTCTAAACCTATCGCGACAGGATGATTAAAAGAATCCCATTTCTGTTTCAACAAATTAGCACTCTTATATGCGTTGTACCCTTTGATAACTGTAGGCATACCATAAAGTTTTCCTAGAGATTTAAATATCAATGGCTCAAGTTTCTTAATATATCTACCAAGTTCAAGATTATACCTCGGAGAACGTGGTGATATAACTCTAGGAACGGGATCAACTTTAGAGGTTATGTCGGTCTTCTCGTATTTAATAAACACTTCAACAAAAGAATCTCGCTCATTAATAGGTCCTTCCGGTAAAAGACTATCAAGAGCTATCTGATATCTAATCTGCTTGCGGCCCTTACATGAAGCCACAAATTCCTTGTGGGTCCAAGGGGCGGTCGAAGGAAGAAAAGAATTCAGAATCTGAGTCACTTTGCCAAGTTTCTCAGAAAAATTCTTAGGTTTAGGTGGTGTCACAAAGTGTCCATTCTCTTTAACAAAGAATACACGCTCTGTAACAGCTCGATGTAAGTTGACGAGATTATGATTAAATGGTTGTATTACTATCTCGTTGGCAAAACGAGCTAATCTAACAAATCTACGTTCTTTAACTACACCCAATTGCGGCTCTGTGGTCAGTTTGCCAGGATCAATGTTTGCCGCCGTTTTAATACCATCCTGGCCACACTGCACAACTGGGCACCCCTATTTATCCTCATGCCCAATGGGCATGAGGTTCAAAAACGCTTCGGTATCAGCTAATTCAATATTAGTCAAGCGTTCTTGAGTAGGAACAAAAGACAATTCAAGAGCACCATCAATAATACGCACTTTATCTACAACACGCATATCTTTATAAAAAGATTTGTGTGCTTCAACATAATCACGCATCCATTTCCGAGTAATCAATAAATTTGCCTTGTTATAAGCACGATGACCAAACTTGAAATACGCTTCATAGGCTAGATGTTTAACGTGTTTGCCTTTGCGAACTGAAACGACTTCAACGGTCTCATCACCTCTCGTCAAGGAGACCATC